GTCATTTTCTCGAATTTCAAATCTCTTATCTCCTGATAAAACATCATCACAGAAATTTAAAAGAAGTTTGATTTTATGTGTTTTCATTTTTCGTCACCTCATTTCAAATACTCAGGTGTTTCAAAGCTCATTTGCAATGGGTTATCGCCGACCCACCACATCATTACATCTTCAGGGCTATTCCAACTGTTATTATCAAGCCCTGCTGCCTCTCTTGCTTTAAGCATTCGCCTGAATGCACGCAAATAGTTATCTCTGTACTTTGGATAACGAACGAAATCCGATTTCATTCCCGCTCCACCTTGCATAGGGCAACCGATACAACCAATACGCTTATTGCCACATTGATATAATGGATTTGATTCGCAACCGTAGTGATTGAGAAATTCCCACACATCCTCATCGGTCCAATCAATGATAGGATTTACAAGCGTTGAGGTTGTCCTATAACACTGCTCAACCATTCGGCGACTTTCATCATTATCGGTGTTGAGTATTAATCCGCCTTTGGGGGTTTGCTCATATTCCGCTTGTAATTCTTCTGCAAGAGCGATTGTTGCCTTTGGCTTTCCAACAATCGTAACAAGACTTTGATTGTTGTTGCGATTATTACTCTCAGCCCAACGAACGCCTGTAACCTTAATTCGTCCTTTGCCGCCTTTTTCTTTTAACTCGTCACAACAATAACGAATAAGCCTTGTAGGCGGTATTTTCTTTTTCTCAATCAACTGCCACATTGAGTATTGAGGAGTGACAACTTGAACATTCGGAATTGACTTGATATATCGGACTGTTTCAGGTGCGTCAACGGTTGTAAGGTTATGTACTATATCGTGCTTTACTCCTGCAAGGTCAGCAAGAATACGAATGCAGTCGCTGTCTTTACCACCGCTGTAACACAAATAATACGGTTCGTCAGCAGGCTCAAACGCTTTTAAGCGTTCTTTTGCCGTGTTTATTTTTGTTTGTAATTCGCTCATATCATCACCTCACCCTGCTGCTATGTGAATTTTTAATCAACTATTCTAACTCAACCTTTTCATAAGTGCCGGTACCGTGCGATATTGAAGATAAAACCGTATTCTTTGTTGCGCCGACTAATTGGGCAAGCTCAACTGCGGAATCGGCAACGGCAACCGGCAATCTGAATTTATCGTTTGTCACTTTCATGTAACAACAGTTTTTCGCAGCCCTCATTATTCTATTTCCTCAAATTCTGTATTTTCGTTTACTTGCGCCGCAGCCTGTCCTTTTTCGCCGCAAAAGCTGACCTGATTAGCAATCACTTTTACGCTTTTTCTGTTTTCGCCTGTGTTTGCAACATAATTATCCGTTTGCAGTCTGCCCTCAATTGCAATCATTGAGCCTTTGTGAAAATACCTTTTCAAAAACTCGGCAGTCTGCCGCCAAGCGGTACAATCTATAAAGTCACAAGCACGGTTGTCCTTGGAATAACCTCGGTCAACCGCAATTTGAAAGTTTATAAAAGACGTATTTTCATTTGTAGCCATTAACTCAGGCTCATAGGTCAGGCGTCCCATTAAAACAACACTATTTATCATCTTTGCTTCCTCATATTTCAAAATTATTCATTGCGTCTTTCATAACCTGTTCAATATCGAACGTCGGCTTGCAGCTTAGTCTGTCCGGGCTTTCCGCCTGATACTCGTTTAGATACTCGGCAAAGCGTGTACTAAAAAGCGTTGACGGCCGCAAGTATAAGCTCATTTTCGGATCGTTGCCCCAGCTTTTGAATTTCTTGTCAATTACCGTCTTGAAATCCTCAACCATGTAGCCCTCATTCATTCTTGCCCTGATTAACTCTTTCATTTTCTTACCGTTCGGCTTATAGTGCGCACCGATTTTATTATTAAGATATTCAACAATAACCTTGATATCGTCGGTGCTCATATCCCCGGTGCTCTTGTCTGCCTGCTGCCATTCGACATCAGGCAAATCATATACCACCTTTTCAACGACGGCTATCTTGCCCTCGCATTCGTATGTAATCTTAAGCTTATGCTTCGGCTTAGCTTTGTATAGCTCGCAGTCAATAACTGCCCTCGTTAAATCGTCAAGCGTAATCTGCGTAAAATCCGCTTTGCATTTTTCAAAACTTTCATTCCTGCAGCTTGGACAAATATCATTTGTAAAAACTTCCATATTTTTTCAACTCCTATTGATTTTTAATAAGAGTTGTGATAACATAATAGTGTTGTATGGGTTATCACAACTCATTTAATGCCGTGCAGAATGTTGTCCCATTCTGCGTTTTCTGAGAAAATGTAACGGCACTTTCTTTCAAAGCCATTCCGCTTGCGGAGTGGCTTTTTCTTTTGCGTGATTTTAATAGCGATTAAACACACTGCGCAATAAAACGCAAAAGCAGCAAGCACAATCAGCGGCAATTTATACATTTTTTCACTTCCTTTCCTTTTTACTTAAGCTTTGCAAACTCCTCAGGGTGATTTGAATAATATAGGCTCATTGATTTTTCAAGCCTTTTTCTGATATTTTCCCTCAGGCGCTTTTCTTCCTCGGCGGTCAGCTCTTCAAACGGCTTAACCGTGCCGTCTTCCATTATTACGCTGACTGTCGCCGTCAGTTCTTTTCTTTTTGCCATTTCATCACCTCAATAAAAAACTATGATGATACTTTTTGTCCTTATCACTAACACTTAACCAAAACAGCAGAGCTAACTATCTATAACTTAAGAAAAGGGGGTTATGTTTGATTTATTCATATATTTTTGGAGAAAAATAAAACTATGGAGTTGATAGCTTCCCGGCTGATTTCAGTTGAACAGTAAGGGGATATTTCAGCCTGCGCCCTGCTGCCTTGATTAAGTGTTAGTGATTTTTATTAAAAAAGGAATTATCAAACTTTGCGGTAACTTACAGAGTTACTTCTGAGGCAAAAAAAATTTCTTTTGGATTTTCAATTTTTAAAACATTCATCATGATTTCAATTTCATCTGAGCCAAATTCTTTTTTCTTAAGCCTCGAATAAAAAGTTCTTTCAGAAACACCAATTAAGGCGGCCATTTGAGCGTTGGTTATTCCGTTTTCTACGAGTTTTGCTTTAAATTTTCTGACATCTAACATTTTATCAATACCTTCCCTTCGTTTTGTCGAGTAACTTATCACGTTACAACTATAATATAGCACCACTTTTGTCACTTGTCAAGTTATTTATTGCATTTTTTATGAAAAAAATTTCTTGACAAGTTACGAAATCAACTATATAATGCAATTAGAGGTGAATGTTATTGAGTATTGGAAAGAGAATTAAAGAAATAAGAATTTCTAAAAACATAACGCAAGACGAATTAGCATTAAAAATCGGAACTACAAAGCAAACAATATATAAGTATGAAAATGAAATAGTTACAAATATACCTTCTCAAAAAATAGAACTTATTTCTAACGCTTTGAATACAACACCTGATTATTTAATGGGTTGGAGCGACAAATCTACTGACGATTTATATTCTATTCCCGGAATAAATCCTATTCCAAAAACTTATAAACGCCCACGCTTAGGTACTATCGCTTGCGGTGAGCCTATTCTTGCTGAGGAAAACATTGAGACATACGACGATATCCCTGATAACATAAAATGTGATTTTACATTAGTATGTAAAGGCGACAGTATGATTAATGCTCGAATCAATGACGGCGATATTGTTTATATCAAGCAACAAAGTCAAGTCGATAATGGTGAAATAGCCGCCGTGTTGATTGACAACGAGGCTACACTCAAAAGGGTTTACATATATGAGGATAAGGTTGTACTTCAGCCTGAAAATACAAAATATCCCCCCTTTGTGTATACAAAAGAGGAAATGAACAATATCAGGATATTAGGTAAAGCAGTAGGCTTTACAAGTTTACTTTCTTAATTAGCTTACTCATCAATATAATTTAAGCGAAATAGGCAGGCACTTATTTCGCTTTTTTTATTAGACAATTGAAAAAGGGGATAAAATGAAAGACGAATATAACTTAACCGAACAAGAATTATTGTATAAGCTCGCTAAGGAAAATAATTCTTATATTTCTAAAGATACTTTTAGAAAAATAAAACCTTTTATGCAAAAGGTTGATATTAATGTCAGTTTATATGAATTTAGTATAGATACGTCACGTAATTTTAAAAATTATGCAGCATACTACGTTGTTGAAAATAACGGCCAAGGCAGAGGTTATATTTTCTCTGCAAATAGCACTGGTGTTTGTGAATTTATACATAGTGGTGAAGAACTGTATTTATATAATTGTGATTATCAACATAAGAAAAGAAACAAAATTAAGCCAAAGCAAATTATCGGCATAATTCTTTTATTAATAATTCTTTTGTATACATTGTTTGCACTCGAACCGCTATTCGGAAAGCCTCCTATTTTTCTCGCCGGTCCTATTGCTTTGATAGGAATTTATCAAATAGCGAAATGGCTTATACCTAACTTAACAGGTAAAAAATCTTTAGAAAATAGCGAAATTGATAACTTGAAAAGAATTAATTATATTCTCGGTCAAAATG